TGAAAGCATTTGGCATCAACAATGCTTCTACTGCTGCCGAAATCTATCAGTATATTGTGGAAACTCCCGGTAACTATCTGAAATACTATTGGGGATATCTGAATTTCCTTGACTTGAAAACAGTCTGTCAGAAAAGACTTGGAGATGATTTCGACCTGAAAGAATTTCACCGCCGGATTCTTGACATCGGACCTGTACAGTTTCCGGTTCTGGAAAAATACATGAAATAAACGCTTTCATCGGCCAGACTTCCGGAGAGTCTTATCAGTTTGAGTGGCATGGAGGAGATAATGTTACGGTTATCATTCAGCCATCTGAACGTCAGAGCGGAATCCGCGTCAGTATGGATTAACAGCCTGATATAACAAATAGCCGGACTGACTGCAATATTTTATAGAATTGCAGTCAGTCCGGCTCTTTAAAATATAAAACCAAACATTTCTCAAGTAATGTTTCCGAAAACAGTCTTCCTGCCTCCATTTCCATCACTGTCTCTTTGAATCTGTCGCTATCATTACCGTAAATCTTTTTAAATCCGGCCGGAACTAATCCCAGGTCGCTTTCTTCCACCATGGAAACATCGAATTCGCTGTCTCCGGCTGCTATGATATATGCAGGCTGCAACCTCTTTCGAAGTCTTCTCACAGCCATTCCCTTACTCAGATTTACAGGAACAACATATACCTTCTCTCCATTATGAAATACGTCCACCAGCTTCGTAGTCAGTTTTGCCTGCAGATCTTCAACCACTTCCTCTGGACTATAATCTTGCTGATTTTCAATCACGCCAAGACATTGAAATACCAAGTCTTTATCTCGCTTTTCAAGAATTTCAGAGAACGGTCTGACAAAGAGAGGATTCTGCAAATCTAACCGTGCTTCTTTTCTTGCGCACTCGGCACGATATTCTATATAATCTTCCTCGGTCATATCGTAATGAGTGAGATTATCCACTATACTGCTCCAACGGCAGAGCAATCCGTTAGGTTGTCTTGCTATAAATGATCCCATAGTTATTCGTTTTTAAGTTCTTTCAATACTTTCTTCGCCATCTCATAGTAATTCAACTGCCAACTAGTATAAACATCATCGGTGTGTTCGTCATAATGATTGGCATATACGTATGAATCCAATTCTGAACGAAAAGATTCTCCATCTAGCCCACTATCATCACAATCATCGTACATCATCAATTCATGAGCTACTTCTTTACATTCTTGATGTGTGACGAAATCATACAAAGTCCTATCATAAACATTTGTCTGACGGACATACTTTTGTCCCGGCTGTATCTTGCAGGCACAAAAATCACATATATGCTCTTTCTTGGCTGTTGGATAGGTTTCTCTTAATGTTGTTGGCATAGTTATTCCTCCTTCTTTACCAATTCAACTTCTGTCGGCTCTTCATCTTCCCATTTTACTTCGGGAAATAAAGAAGAATCTAGCTTATAGAAATCATGGGGATTGTCACTACATAATTGCCAACTTTCCGAATACTTCACGGGTTGCTTTTTATAAAGATACAAATCACCGTCTTTGTCTCTTGCTACGTACATATTAGTCTCCTTTCTCTTTAATCCGTTCTAGTACATCTCTGTTTGCTTCCAGTATTTCATCGAAAGAAGGAATTGGCATCCAGTGGGTGACTCCCAAAAGCCCAACAAGATGTTCTACTTCTGTATTGATTACAACTAAGAATCTTCTATCGGAAGTAACTACGATGACCTCATATAAAGATTGTCCTTCATTTGTTTCCGGCAACCGTTCCTCAACACTTATCCACGGGGATTGCTTTGCGTGCCATTCTGCACCACATTGAAAATCTTCCATACAATCAGATTTCCGACTAATATAGTTATCTGGATCAACTTCCTTTAAAACCTCTTTTCTAAACTTTGTTTTATTAGTAGCATAGTCGTATGCTGCTTCTTCTACTGTCTGTTTCATAATGATAGTTTTTTAATGTCATCTACTGATAGTTTGTCCTTACCTTTGGCATATTCAAAGAACCCTACTACAGGACATACACATTCGGGAATAGTATAATCATCTGTTTCAGGTAATGTTACCAATATACTAAGTCCTACGCCATTGATATATTCACAAGAAACAGAGTCATCAAAGTCGATATATCTTTGTGCCTCCTTAGCTATGATGTCACAATTCTTTCGATATTCATCATAGCTTTTGATAGTACTATTAATAAATTTATCTATATTCATTTCTGTTTTAGTTATTTAGTTACTATTGTTCTATCACTCCTTACCACTTTCATCTTAGGCTTCTTAAACTGTTTGTCGCATGATGTATAAGGAAGCCAATACGATCTATCTTCGTAATAATCTAAGTCGATAGGAACAAGATGAAATAATTCGTGATCGAAATCTACTCCTATCAACATACACTCTATATCAACTTCAGGATGCTTCTGGTGCCAGATAATGATTTCGCTATGTCGATAGGAGTAATGAATAAATTGATTGCGGGTCATGATTAGATCATTTTTCGTTTTTAAGTTCCTCTAATATTTTATTTCTCCTGATAATCCCATACGATAATGCGGAAGGGATTGCCATTACTTGAATAACTATTGCCACCTTGTGACTGTTGAAAAATCACAAGGAGAATTCAATTCATTAGTCAATATATACACAGCCTTGTATTCGTTTCTCAAAGTATCACCATGGAATACGATACCGGATATTCCCCTGATTAAATAAAAGGAAAGGTATAGTTTTGTCTGACAACTCACCACATACTATCAAATGGTCGTTAGGTTTATAATCCAGAAAGCTAATACTATTCCGGTGATTGTACCAATTCGAGATAAGCATTCCGCCTGTTCCGGCTGTTGGCTCATAGGTCACTCCGGTATCAGAACCTAATAATTTAGAAACCAAAGCTGAAAGACTTTTAGGAGTAAAATCCTGCTTGTTATTCTTTCGGTCGGCATGTTCATCTTCAAAGTATTCATGGAACCAATCATAACTGACATCGCATTTGAAATAATCCAAAAAGTCTTTGAATACCTTAATTCGTTCTTTTTTCTCTCCAAATAAAAGATTCATTATACGTTCCGGTGCCTGATAACTGTCTGTTATACTCAACATTTCGTTTATATCAGATAATATATTTTTCATGGGCTAATTTAACTTCATCATTAGTTGACTGTGCATAAATAGTAGTCGTTTGAATGCTTTCATGACCTAACATTTTTTGCACTTGTTCAATAGGCATTCCACGTTTCAAAGCAGTAGTAGCGGCTGTCCTCCTGAATCTATGAGGATGAACATTAGGTATACCAGCCTTTTTCCCAAGATTCCGTAACATGATTTCTACGGCTCCCTTTGATATACGAGAAAGCTGTTTCGTATCTTTTATCTGCGAACACATACCCTCATAATCCGACAAGAACAAAGCTTCCAAAGTGTCTGTCCGAGAATTAATATATTCCTGTAGAGCTATTTTACATCGGGCGGACAAGTATACAGTGCGATATTTTCTGCCCTTCCCTAATACATCCACTTGACCGTTTACCCAATCAACATCAGCCCGATTGACATTCGTCATTTCAGAAACACGACAACCGGTGGAAAAAAGAAACTCTATTATAGCTCTGTTTCTTTTATTTTTAGTCATTGCCCTAAGATTCTCCATATCATCCTCACTCAAAGGCTTCTTTAATTTCTTCACTTGCCTTACACCTTTAATCCGAAGAATCGGATTCCTTTCAATTATACCCTCCTCTGTACACCAAGTAAAAAAACTACTTAAAGTCCTACGGATATTATTCAATGTGTTGTCACTGCATTTATTTATCTTCTTGTAAGCTAAATACACACGAATATCATCTGTTACGATCTCTTTTATATGCTTCCCAACTTGAAGGATAAAGGCTCTCAATATGACACGGTAATAGTCCAAGGAACTTTGGCACAATCCTTCGACGGCTTTAGCTATGAAGAATTTACTAATAATCTGCGAATCGGAGTTATCATAGACCACAACCGATGTTTCCTTTTCTGTTATATCATAATTCCTTAAGCAAAATGATATAGAATCGATCACTGTAGGAATTTCCTCATTAGGAATTTTGCCAAATAAGGTATCACGTATTTCACTCAATATGTACTCTTTCATATATTTATCAGATCAAGCCATTCATTATCATTTTCAAAATACACATTATACCCTCTAGCAGTTTTATATCTTTTCTTTTTAAGGC